CCTTTTAGTGTCCATTATGTTAAACCGACAAAAACTTCAATTTGACAGTCTGTTGCACTGGCGGGTTTAACTGTTAATTTTTTTAAGTCTTCAAAACCTGTAAACCCTGGAGTTATATCAGTTTCAGCAATTAGAACGTCTTCACCGTTATACAAAATATGTGAACCTCCAGGTCTTATTTTAACCGTGTAATTAGTTGTCGCGCCTACAACCGCTAAATAAACCGCGTCTGTTGTGCTTAAATTTGTTAAACGACAGTAAGCCACGTTTTCAACGTCAATAGCACCTGGAGACGTGTGGGGTGTTGTTTCAAATAAAGCGACCGTTGTTTCGTTAGAATGTGCGCAAGTGACTATTCTTTCAAAAATATCGACTACGTCTGCTGTTGTTAGGGTGTTAGCCGAACCCCTTTGTGCGCCGTTAATTGTAACGGCTTCTGTTATTGTTGTTACTAAGTTTGCCATAATTATTTTTTATTTTTATCAATTTGTTTTAGTTTTCTAATTGCCCAGTTTATTCCACTTGTTCCGCCCCAACCTAACCACGCGACATACCCGTTGTCTTTCCATGGTGTTGATTTATATTTTGGATCAATCTTTGCGTTTTTTTCATGTCTTTTAAATGAAGCCATACGCGCAATTGTGTCTCTTGAAATCTTGGCTTTTCTTGCTAATTGTGAAGCCCTTGTCCACCCTGTTCTTGTCATTCCTTTAACTTCGTCTCCGTGTTCTTCTTTCCAACGTATAACTTTCTTTGCGTTATTTGTGGCGCTTTGTGGGTAGTCGTTATATGTTTCCAGTCTTATACTTATTCTTTCAAGTTCTTCCAATATGTCTTCGTAATTCATAATTTTATCGTTATTTTAAAAAAACCAATTATTATTTTATATTTTCCAATTTTAAAAGTCATTAATACCCCGCCCCTTTACTAGAACCAGGATTACCTTCTAAAGGAACCGCACATGAATCAAAATCATTCATTACCCTTACACCAATGTTAAACACCTGACCGCATAACAAATTGTCAAACCTTTCAGAAAATGGTTCAATTGTAAATTGATCCTGTGTAAAATAAACAGGAAAGTTAATGTCGCTAACAGTATTCATTGATTGTTGAACACTGTGTCTTAACATTGAAATAAAATCATGCGCAATGTTTAATGTTTCGTTTAAAACTTCTTGTTCGTTGTTTTTATTATCAACTAATTTAGTTAACTGTAACGCTTGATAATTTTGCCAGTTTTCTTTTTCGCTGACTAAGTCACAAACAAAAATTTGAAAATTAAACAATAATTCACTTTCACCAGTCGTTACGTTAACTGGGTTTATATGCAAAAGTGGAAACATTGTTTGTTTGCTTAAATCAATTTCGTATATATCACCAACCGAAACCGTTTTAATTTGTTCGTGATATTCCCCCAACCTACTTAAAAAATGAATTACGTTGTTATAACTTTTATTTGGTATTGCCATTGTTTACTTTGTTTTGTGATTCAAGATCAGTTTCATAAGTTAACCAAGTTAATGCTTCCAATAGATTTAACTCGGTGATTGCTTTTAAATTTACTATTTTACCCCCTGTTAAACGATACATCACGCCAAACCAAGACCATTTATCTGCGAACGTGTTTGAAGCGATTGCGTTTTCGTTGCCTTCAGCTTCTCGGTCAAAAATGACTTCATAATTTTTACAAATGTTATCCCGAAAGTGTAAAAAAAAACCAGTGCTGATTGCACTTGTTCGGCGGTCATTTTTTTCATTTCCTGTGTCCTTAATTTTATTTCACCGTCGTATGATTCTATTGTGTAAACTTCGTCTTTTTCTTCCACTATTGGTCTGTATAATATTGACATCACTTCTGGTAAATGTTTATCAATATCCATTTTAATAAAAGTTTCAATGTCAGCATACTCCCCTAAAGTAATAGAATCTAGGTCAGGTAAAAAACCATAGCGCTTGCCGTCTATTTCAATAATTTTTTGTAACGTGTCATCTTGATTTGCTTGTAGTTCACCGATTCGAGACATAATTACCGCAATATCTGATAGTTCTAAACTTTTAATTATATCTTTTGGAATGTTTGACAGTTCTTTTATTAATTGAATCGCTTCTTGTCCTTTTGTGTCAATCTTGTTGTTTATTAGCTTTACCCATTTTTCAAGTGTAACGTCTTTCCAAGATTCAATGACATTAAATTCTTTTGTTTTTCCTTTGTTTTTGATTTTGACTTTCATATACTTATATAATATAAATTTTTAATTTTTAGTTTATAGATTAATTATTTTGTTATCTTTGGCGTTCATTTGTATTTCATTTATTTGAAAGACCCCCCGCTACACTTCACTTGTCGTATCCCTTTTTCTACGTGGCGGGGGTTTTTTATTGAACAAAATATTTACCAAAGTTGTTGTCAATTTCGTAATACATTCTCATAGCTAAAGCGTCAGAAAAATCTGGTGATCTTCCTATTATATCTTTTACAGTTTCTTTTGATATGATTTGTAACTTGTTGTCTTTGTCTGCGTCTTTTGTTCTTATTTGTTCACATTCTTCAATAATTTGGTTTTTAACGTTTATGTCTAAACAGTCAACACCTACTTGACCTTTGTTTATTAAATCAGCAAGTTTATAATAACACTGTGTTTTTAAGTTTTGATAGTTTTCACCTTTTAACGGTCTAGCGTTATTTACAAAACCTTGACATCTTAAAAAGTCTTTCGCGCCACCCCCGACCCCGTCTTCGTCTAAAATAATATTTCTTAAATTAATTAAATGTTCTTGTTGTAATGTTTTAATTTCGCTTACAACGTCGTTTATAGACGATTTAAGCAACGTTTTAATTTTTGTAGCATGTAACCCTTCCCATAATATTATTACTGTTTTATCGCTTCCAAAACGCGCTACGTCACAACTGATGTATTTTTCACCTTTGACCCCTTTGTTGTCAAACATATTTAATATACTGTCATAATTTATTAAACTGTCTTTTGTGGCGTCGTATTCCCAGTTACCAAATAATAGTCTTTGTTTACTTAATTCGTCAAGCGTTAATAGTTGTGTTTTATAATGTTTTGATATAAAGTCATTATCGTCAACAAGTGATTGAATAAATTGTCTGTGTGATTTTTGATTGCCGTCTTTGGCGGGTCGATAATATTGAGTATAAACCCAGTTTTTCGCGGGGTTACAAGTCATTAACATTTTTGGAATTAAATTATAATCGTCAAGTTTATAACGTAAACGTGAAGCTACAATGTTTTTGGCTTTTTCTGTTATTTGGTTTGCTTCGTCAATAAAAGCGCCCGTAATTTCTAACGAACCCAAATTATCAAAGTTTCGATCAGAAGGGTAGAGAAATAAATCTTTTAAAATTATTTCTGATTTATTATAAAAAGTAACAATATTAGAACCCCCGTTAAAATTATAATGTTTACCTGCTTTTAAATTCCATGTTTCACAGACTTCCAAAAAAGTATTAAATGTCGTTTTCTTTAAACTGTCTAGTTTTGACCTTCCCATTAAATATCTAGTCTTAGAATATTTTAAACACATTAATATTAACCAACTACAACCGACCCAAGACTTTCCTCCACCCGCAGCCCCTCCAAATAAAACTTCTGTTGTTTTATTGTCAAATAAATAAGTTATAGCTTTTTCCTGTGTGTGTGTAAACTTAGCTTCAATATTCAACGCCGTCAATGTTTACGTTAATTTTAATTGGTTCGTCTCCTGACGTTAAGTCTAGTTCGCTTCTTTCAACATACCCACGTTTTTTGCCTTTTGTTTTTAAAAAGAAAATAGTAGCTGAAGTGTTACCGTCTTTCATTTGGGCGTGAAGTTGACTTTCCCCAAAATCTAACGCAATGTTTTCTATGTCTTTAACTGATTGTGCAAATTCTTTGTCTTCTTTTAACCATTTGTAGTAAGTTGATCTTGGAATGTTAGCTGACTTACAAGCCACTGTGACAACGCCCAAACTAGATTCCAACGCTTTTAACATACTTTCCTTTTTTATGTGTCCACTTTTGTCCATTTTTTAAATACCTTTAAAAGCTTTTAACGCATAAAAAATTAAAGTGTTTCTGTAACCGTCGTCGTTAAATTGTTGGATCGGTGTTACGCCGTGTATATTCTTCCAGGCGGGATAAACTAACATTGAATTGTTCGCTTGTTCAAACGTCGCGTTATAATCTGGAACGTGTAAACAACCGCCGTTTGCGTTGTGTCTTTTGGTTAATATTGTGTTAACTGTTCCAATTATGTTTCCAGTGTCTCGGTGGAAAGGCGCTGAAATATTATAATTAGAAATACTGCTTGTATATATGTTTCCAAACTTCCATTTCTTTTTTATGTCTTCAAATTGGTTTTCTTGTTCTTTGTGTAAGTGTGGTGTTAACTCTTTAATTATTCTTTCAGATTCTAAACACGCCCCCCACATTGCTTTAATAAAAGTTTGTGCTTTTTCGTCTCGGTGTAATATTGATAGGTTTGGATAAGGTCTTCCCATTTGTGGTCTTCCTGGTGTGCTTCCTAAAATTGCTGACATTTGTGACGTTCCCAATTCTCTAGCTTGTGCCCTTGTTAAATTTGGGTTTTTTCTTTTAGCAATATAAACGTCTGACCTGTCCATTTTTGATTTTTTAACATTTGGGCTTCTAAATTCTTTGTTAGCTATTTCAATTAACTGTTTAAGTTTTGAACTATATTTTGAAACGTCTTTAATATAAAAACCTATTATTTCACCGTCAACTTCCAACATACAGTCTTCAAAAACGTTTGGTTCAATATAGGGGCATTCCTTTCCTATTTTTGTTTCATGTTTAACTTGTTGTAATTTTATTGTTTTCATTTTTAAAAAATTTATAACATTCATTAGAGTTTTCAAAATCATAATTGCTTATAATGTTTTTAACTCTAGTTTTAATAGTTTTTAATTGTCTTTCAGACTGGTTGCTTCCTCTTTTTAATCTTCCACCAACCCCGTTGCCTTTTATTTTTAAAATTATTGGTGTTGCTAATTTAATAAAATTTTGATTCATAAATCTGTCTCCCTCAAATACGCCAGTTTTATTTTTTTGTTTTATATATAATAACATCTTTTTTAAGTCTTTCATGACCCCCATGCTAAGTTTGTCACTGCCTTCAAAAACGCTTCCGTCATATTTACCAGTAATAATAAATTCACTGTTTTCATGAAAATAAAACATACCAAGTTTTTTTGCTTTTGTGTTTTTTAATAGTTGTTTTAAAACCCATGTTTTTCCAACTCCACATTCTCCAATAATTAAGACGTTCATTTTTTAAAAGCGTTTAACACAATTAAACCAACGTCATTACCTTTTTTTCTTGATTCGTTAATTAATTGTTTTGCTTCTTCATAATGCTCGACGTTAAATTCAATTAAAATTGATCTTTTAACTTGACCCGTTATTTCTTCAAGTGTGTTTCCCAAATCTATATCGTCAAGAACTGAGTAGTCAACTGCTTCTTCTGGTTGCCAAACGTCCATTCCCCATTCTCCAAGTTTAACGTTATCCCATTCGTTGCCTAACATATCCCAATCCCATTCTCCAAAACCGACATTGTCTTTGACTATAAATTCTTGCTTTTGTTTTTCTGTTAAATCTTTTGCAATCTTAACTGGAACTTCTTTTAAACCCGCTTCGACACATGCTTTGTATCTCATGTTTCCGCCTAAAATTGTATAATTTTCGTCAATAACAATTGGTCTTAAATCTAACATTTGTGGAAAGTCTTTTATACTTTGAATCAATTTTTTAAATTTTGGTTCTTTTATAATTCTTGGATTTGTTTTATTTGGTTTTAATTGATTGATTTTTAGTTTCATAGTTATAAAATATAAATTATTAGTTTTTATTTAAACGGCTCATTGATTCCTCTTTCACCGATTAGTTTTTCTTTTGCGCTTTCCCAAAGTTTATCCCCTCGTTTTTTTTTACTTAATGAAGCTTCGGTTCTTTTTAATTGTGGGTATCCTTCTTCTGGTTCGCTTTTCATATATTGACCACAATTACACAAAGCTTCTTTACAAACCCATTTACCTTCCCTCAAAACAATTGTAGCTTTTTTAATTTCTTTTTCTTCTTTACAACAATTACATTTGTATAATGTCATGATCTTGGTCCCGTTGGGGCTAAACCGCCCGTTGTAGTTTTGTTTTCTGTGTAAACCCTGTCTAACTCAAAATGTAAATGTGCTATTGCTTTTCTAATATCTTGCTCTACTGGGTTACCTTCTTTTTTTCCCGCTCTTAATAAATAAGTTATTGCCGTTCCTAAATTGTAACTGTCTGGTTGAAAGTCTTCTACAACTTTTCTGGCTTCAATCTTATGTTTTGTTCCTATATAATAATGTGGAATTTCTTCTTTCATTTTTTAAATTTATTTTTGTAATTATAATATATGTAAGTTAATATTGGTGAACCAAACAATAACGTCAGTAAACTCGGGTGTGGTTCACCGCAAAACCCTGTCAAGTGTTTTAAAAATTCAATCATTGTATTTCTTATATAATCTTTTGATTCCCATATAACACGCTTCAAGACATGACCCGCAATTTGTTGTTGTGCTATACTTTGCGTTGTATATTGTGTTATAAGTTTCAATCATACGTCTTTTAGCTGTTTGGTTTTTTGCTCTACCTGTTTTTAAATCTTGCCACAGTTCTTTTATTTCTTCAATAAATTCTGGCGGTAAATCGTCTGGAGTTTCAATTTTAGTTGTTTTTTCCCACTTTTTTTGACTACATTCCATTGGTGCTAATCTAGCTTTTATTTTCATAAAACAACCGCAATCCTTACAAGTTCCTGTCGGTTTAAAATAAAAAACACAGTCGCGACAAATTGAAATTCTGTCTTGATAAATATTATTTGGAACAAAAAATTTATTCATTTAATTTTTTTTTCAAAATGTTTCTTACTTTGTCAATAGTGTTAAAAATACTATTACGACTGATCATTGTTTTTTTTGCTATGGAATCTAAAGTGTTTTTTCCTTTTTCTTTATAATAATATAGCTTAAACATTTCCCGATCATACCAATACATTTTGTCAAGTTCTTCGTCTATTCTTTCAAGTTTTTTCCATTTTGATTCTTCTTCTTGATTTGGAATGTTTGATAAACTTTTATAATAAGAACTAGTGTCAGAAATATTATCACCGCTGTAAGTAACGCTAGTGTTGTAATTAAGGCTGTCAAGATTTTTGTAATATTTTTCATACTTGTAATAAAATCTGGAATATTTACTTGTTAGTGAACGTTTTAAAACAACTGCCCCGTATTTTTTAATTCCTTGTATTCCGTCTTTGTTGTATATGTTTTCAATAATTTTCGGATTCATTTGCAAAAAATAAAGCATTAATTCTTGAACCGCTTCATTAATTTTTTCTGTGTCTGTTGTTAAACCGTGTGCCATGACCCTAAATTCATTTGTCAATTTAGATATTTCAATGTAAATTTTATTCATTAGTTGGTTCAATAAAATCTAATTTAGCAACCGTTTCGTTTAACATTTGGGATAAAACAACTTTGTAAGCCCTAACAACCGCAGCGTTTTTTTTAGTTTCAATACCTGCAAAAAAACCATTAGTCATGACGCCTAAATTAATAGGAATAACCATTAACCAAGAATAAAAATCACCGCTTTTTTCTTGACCGTATGCATTGTGATATTCTAAAATAGTATCAAGAACATCTAAATAATTATGATATTTTGATTTTGTGCTTACGTCTTGGGCGAATTGTTTACATAAATTGATGTAAGCTTCAATTGTTGATTGATGTGTAGAACTTGAATATACGACATTTCGCATATACAATTATATAAAAATATTTTACTCGCTACCTATTTCGTTTTTTAAGTTATTAACAAGTTCTTTGTAATATTTAATTTCTTGTTCGTAATCAACTCTAGACATTTTCATTGATTTTTTTGATTCGTTAAACAAATCAATTGAGGTTGTTTTACCGTATTTAGCGTCTAAATTTTCACCGAACTTCCATTGTTCGCCACCTCTAAACATATTACAAGCAACGCATTGAACCTGACAGTTTTGTTCATTCCAACGTGTGGCGGTGTGTCTTCTACTCATAAAATGCCCGCATTGTAATTTTTTGTAATAGTCTTGTTTACCGCAAGTAAAACATTCAGTTATACCGCCAAAATCTGCGTTTCTTAATCTAATATACAGACTAAACCATTTGTCTAACTCTTTTTTTAATTTACTTATTGACTTCATAAATATTACCCCCGTATTTTGGTGTGCTGTCAGCGTCTATAAGACCAGATGATTTGACAATTAAACCTTTGACAATATCACCTTTTTGCGCGTTTTTAATAAGTCGTTTCCATTTTATATAATTTCTATACGACGTATCAATACAGGTTTTGTAACTTCTTTCACCGTCATTAAAAAATAAATAATACATTGTTCCCCCAAATTTTGAAGGAATCTTTTTTTTGTTTTTGTAAACTAAATTTTTAATTTCCATTGTTTTCATTTTTAATTAATACTTCCTGTTGATTGTCCGCGTATTCACAGGCTTCATTATATAAATTGCTGTTCATTTCTTCAATATAATCAGCAAAATAATTAAACCATTCGACTGTATTTTCACAGTCAACGGCATGATGATTTATAAATTCATTTTCTTTCATAATTTTTATTTTAATAATTTTGTTTTTTCATAATAAAACGGAACTTGTTTTGGGTCTTTACCCATTGTTCTTACTTGGTAGATAGCGTCGTCAATATCTTTCTTATGCGATATAATCCAACGATAAAAAGTTCTAATATTTAAAAAAGGTTCAAAGCTTGAAAATCTTACGCCCTGTCTAAAAGCTTGACAAACTTGTGCAAATGTTAAATTTTGAAATCTTTTTTCAGTTTTTAAGTCTTCTGATAGTATTTTTGCAAGTGATGCCATTGTTTTACCGTCTGTCTTATGACCAATTTCAATTGATGTTTTAGCAATTAGATCATAAACATTTTGTTTTAAAATTTTAAAGTCTTCTTGTTTTAATGTTTTCATAAATATTTTTTACCTTTTAAATATTCTGTTAATTGACTATCAATTTTACTTTCTGATTTTTTATTCCAATTTTTGTCATTTTTACACCAACGTTTTAACCGTAAATTAACGTCAAATGTTTTTTGTAATTCATACTTCATTTTAGTTTTTGTTTTGTTGGTTTCTGTCCAATAATCACAAAATTCGGACAAAACATCTTTTGAAACGTCTGTGACTTGATAAACAACTTCTTCAAACTTTAATTTTCGGTCTGTAATAGTTTTATTATTATTTATTA